ACATCATCCGCACCGAGGCGTCCTGGAAGATAACGCCGTATTGGTCCGAGCCGCGGATGTCGTGCACCGCGCCGCCGTCCGGCATGTCCTGCTGGTTGGCCAAGGTGCCGGGGACATTCCACACCTCGGGATTACCAAAGTCCGACCACTGCACCCGGAACGGAAAGTTGAGGACCCCGCTCAGCACCACAAACTGATTGATGATGGCGATATGACCCGCCACCGGCGGCACACCCGACAGATCGCTGAAATAGGTGCTGGCGCGCAGCACGAATTTTTGCGGCGGGACGTTCCCCGTCGCATTTGCTTGCACGGCAATAATCAGATTGGCGAACTGGGCGAATTGCCAATTGTCGGTCGTCGGCACCGCCGCATAGTCGTGCAGCGGGCTGAACCCGGGAGAGGGCGGCGGCGTCAGGCTGGCCGCCGTCAGCGTGAAGCTGAACCCGAGGCCGCCCAGGCCGATGGCCCCGGGCGGCGCGGTCAGCACATCGCCGATCTGATAGCCCGAGCCGCCCGCCGTAATGTTGATCGTGGTGACGATCCCGCCCACCACCGTAAGCGTGGCGATGGCGCCGCCGCCGCCGTGCGTGCCGCCAAGCAGCGATACTCCGGGATAGGTGGCATCGGTATAGGCCGAGCCGCCGGCAAGCGTGCCCGCCGAGCTGCCGGTCGGGATTGTCCCGAACGTGGCGCCGATCTGCTTGCTGATGCAATGCCACGCGAACGTGGTGTTATCCATCCGCCACAAATCGGTATCGGTAGCGGCAAACACGGTGATCGAGGCATCGACCGGATCACGCGCAAAGATGGCGCCGCGGCACGGCCCCGGCAGCGATTGCGACAGAAACGCCAGCGACGGCACCGGGCCATAGCCGTCCGCCCGCGGCAGCACGTTGGCCAGGATCACCGTCACATTGGTGTCGATCGCCGAGAGATCGGGCGCCCAGGTCTCGAAACGCAGCAAGGGGCCATCTTGCATGCTCAGTCCCCTAGAATTGCGCGGATTGCAGCCTCGGCCTGCATACCGCTGTTGATCCGTCGCAGAATACGATTGTATTCAACGGATCCCCCACCTTGCGGGACGAATGCGCCGAGCGGAGCTGTTTTTCCAAATGCCTCTACAATGCGATTGTCGCGTCGATTGAGAGCTTGTTCCTTTTTCGTCGCCCAGCGACAGTTATCCGGCGCGTAATTGCCGTCATTGTTCGGATATCGATCTATCGAATGTTTTGGCGTTGGTCGTAGCCCCATATCGGAAAGAAACGTTTCGAAATCGTCCCACCGCTCGCTAATTTTAATGCCGCGACCGCCATAGTGGCGAAATTGCTTGTGACGAGGATTCAAACACCTCGCTCGCATCGATGCCCATGCTTTCCACTCAGCAGTACGAGCATGGTGCCGCGACATGCCGTGTCTCGTGTTAGCTTTTCCAGTTAAGCACGCACGCTCTTTTTGCATGCATCCGCAGGATTGAGTAAGTCCACGACGTAAGCTTTGCGCGACGACCTCACGCGACTCCCCGCAATCGCAAAGGCAGAGCCAATTTATTTGATTGAATTTCCTACCGACGTCTTTGAGAACGGTAAGCCGTCCGAATCGCTGTCCGATCAGGTTAATTGCAGCCATGAGAGCACCTGTGATATGAGTTGGCTCCCCACTATAAAATACATTGCGCCGAAGAACATCGGCTGAATCACGCCCCTTTGTTGCATCCGCATCGCCTCGACCTTGAGCTCACGATAGGCGGCATAGGTGGCGCCCGGCAGCGCCCCGCCTTGCGGCTCCTCCGGGCTCATCATCTGCGCCATCATCGCATTGCGGGTGACGTGCAGCGCCAACTCATACTTGGCGCGCGAGCGAATCAGCCGCTCCGCGTCGAGCATCCAGCGGTTGCTGGTGTCGGCTGGATCGGTCGGGCCGGGCAGCTGCAAATGTCCGAGCATGGTCATCAGGTACGGCCCGGTGGCGCCGGTGAAGATTGCCGACACCGTCAGGGTGAACCCCGTGCCAGGACCGATCGAAACCGAGGACAGCACGTCGCCGGTCACATAGCGGGTGCCGGGATTGACGACCTGCACCGCGGTCACGTTGCCGGCCGAGACCGTGATGTTGGCGGTGGCGCCAGTGCCGGATCCGCCGCTCAGCGGGCTGTTGGGATAGACCCCGGTGCTATAGCCGGTCCCGTTGGTGAAGGTGAACGAGTTGATCTGCCCGGGACCGCCCGAGCTCGGCACCGGATACAGGCTGATCGTCTCGTTATCGTAGCTCCAGTGATACGGCTGGCCCATCTGCGTGCCGGTCTGCGACAAGGTCAGCATCTGCGCCGGCTGGATCTTATCCATCACGAACACTGCCGGCGGCACCGTGATCAGCAATTTCTCAATGCTGTAAAACTGCTGCGGCGACAGCGTCACGCCCGGATAGCTGGGATCGGTGAATACCGTGTTGTCGTCGTTGTAGAACTGCTGGCCAACCTGGGTTTGGAACGTCGTCGTATTGGTCTCGTTAAAGCGAAACCGCTCCTTCTGATAGATGTCGAGCGCACTATTGATGGCGAGGGCGATCTGCGAGGTCAGATCGCCGCGCATCAGCTCATCGGCAATGCGATCCTGCATGAAGCCGAGAGAGCCGGGAGGAAACGAGCTCGGCCATGTCACGGCTGTATCTCAGTTTGGATTGCCCTGTGTGACGACCAGGAAATTCACGTTGATCGGACCGGCCGGCGACACCGCGAGGTTGTTGATCAAAAGGACGGTCAGCGTGTTGGCCGTCACCCTGCAGCTCATCGCCTCGGGCGCCGCCGTGCCCGTCGTGGCCAGCGGATCGACTGTTACCATGCAGATATCGCCCGCGTTGACCTTGCTGTCGGTGATGGTCACCGTATTGAGCGCGCCAACGGCGGCAAAGGTCATGGTCACCGTGGTCACCGAGCCGGAACCGCCATTGCAGGTCGCCGTCTGTGTCCCGGCTGCGGCGCCAGAGCCGATCGCCGTGGCCTTGCACATCCCGACCTTGAGCCGGGCCATGTCCATGATCTGATCCTGGACGTTGCTGTTCTCGCCGGTTTCCGGCGGGACCACAGGGGTCGGAATCGACTGCAGCGCCCAGGCCATCCCGGCCAGGACCAGCAGCGGCACACAGGCAAGCAGCAATCGTTTCATGTGCTCATCTCCTCAGACACGAAAGGGCGGCGGCCACTCGTGCAAGCGCCGCCGCCCTCTGGTCCGGCCGCCGTCGGGAGGAACGATGGCCTTTCTCGCTATCCCTCATCCCCGGTGAAATTGATCATCGCCGCAAAGCAGCCAGCCGTCGGCGCCACGCCGCCGCCGCCCGCAAGGTAGGTGGCGATATAAATGTCGATGTCGCCGAGGCTGGCGAGTTGCGCGGCATTGCCGGTGATCGGCAGGCCGGGACCAAGCGCCGGCCCGGTCGGCAACACGCTGAACGCGGTCACCCCAGAACCCGACTTGAGCCCGTACAAAGTGTTGATCACCGGCGTGGTAATGCCCGCCAGCAGCGTCAGGCTGGGCGGCGGATAAACAAGATCGCCCGGCGTCGGCGTGTAGAACAGGCCGATCGCGGTGGACGAGCCACCGGCCAGCGCCGCATAGCAGTAGAGCTCGATGTCCTGGATCCAGGCGCCCTGCGGCAGCGATAGCAAATACAGGCCACCGGTGTTGGTGCCGAGCACGCCCGCCGCGAACGTGCCACCCGAGTTGAGCGCCATGGTGCGCGGCACCGGCGACGGATTGACCGTCGTCGGCGAGAACGGCGCCGACACCGCTGGCAGCACGAACGTCGTGTTCCAGCTGATCGAGCCACCACCCGCAGGCCCCGGCGCGCTGTTCACCGGCGAGGTCGGCGTGGTCTGAATGACCGGATCGTTGGGCCCGCCACGCACGCAGTAATGATCAGCCTGCCACGGCAGCTTGCGCGGGCTATCAACCTGAAGGCCAGAGCCACCAAGAGAGACCGGCATGTTCGTTCCTCCTACAAATCCAATCCGCGCTTACAGGTGCGCCTGGGCGTACGTCGAGACGACCACGGTGCCGTAGTCGACACCGCCGAACTGGGTCTTTTTCATCCCGTGAACCGTCCAGGCCGACACCTCGAGGCGCCGCTTGTGATCAAACAACTCCTCGTTCCAGCGATATTTTTGCGGCCCGCTGTCGCGCTGGCCAAAGCCGATCATCGCCGCCTGGCCGCCGAGCAGCACCGCGCGGTAGACGTTGGTGGCCGGCAAGTTAGCGTTGGTCACGCCATTGGTGATGTCGTAGGCCTGGCGCAGGATGACGCTGTTGTACTCGCCGAGCGCGCCCGAGTAGATCGGGTTGCCGGTCTCCTCGCGGCCCATATATGCCGCTTTGGTAATATCTAACCACTGACCGGTGCTGGTGGATGTACGCAGATCCGTCACTTGGAACGGATGTAAGTACATAACAAATTTATCCATCAGCGTATTATTGTAATCCTCGCGATCACCACCCGCGCCGCGGCCGTTGATGCGCACCGGGCGAATCCGCGGCGTCGCCGTGATCGCCTGCTCCTTGGCCTTGTCGATCAGGTTGATGGTGAAGGTATCGGTCGCGAGCAGCGCGGCATCGTCAGTGCGTGACGACTGGCGCAGGATGCGCGTTGCCGCCGGCACCGCCTGCAGCCCGGTGAAGCGGATGTCCTGCTGCAAATTATAGCCGCAGACCTGATTGAAAAACGCCTGCGAGAACCGCTTGGCGTACCAATCGCCGAGACCGTCGCGCGCCTCAAGGCGCAGATCAAACGGCACGCGCTGGGCGTCGATCGTGTTGCCCGATTTTACCCCGACGACATGGCCCAGCTCGTTGATGACGAGCGAGTCGGAATAGATCGTCAGCGCCTCGCCGTTGCCTTCGGCCAATTGGTTTTCGGTAAAACCAGCGCCGACGAGCTGCATGCGCAACCCGTAGGTGACCTTGTCACCGGCGCCCTTCTGGGTCTCGGTCTTGCGATGGATGATGCTGTTGGCATCGTCGCCAATCAGCGGCGCAATCTCGGTCGCTTTGAGCGCCTCGTGATCGAGCGTTTTCGACCAGAGCTTTACGGCCAGGGGGTCGTTTATCGGAAAATTGGTAATGGCCATGGTGGCGCAGCCTGAATCAAGAGAGACAGGGATCGCCGTGCTGCCGGCGTGCGCGTGGCCAGGAAGATTTACCGACGCCTGGGCGTCGATGACCGGGAGGATTTAACGAGACCCGGGCCTCGTACCTTGCCTGATGGGCT